GAGCCAGCCGGTTCCGACTTCGAACAGCGCGGCAAGGCCGGCCTCGATATCGAGCGGCTTGGCGGGCTTGGTGCTCGTGCTGGTGTTGGTGCTGTCGTCGGCGCCAAAGCAGATCGCCAGGAACTTGAAGATCGGCGCCTTCAGGTTGTCGAGGGTGTCGCGGAGGCTGGTGCGGGGTGCGAGTCCAAAATTTGGACTCGCGCCACCTTCGGCGAGAATGTCGAGGATGACGCCGAGCCGGCCCTCGGCAACGCCGTTGAACAGCTTGGTCACGCCGTAGCGGGCGTTAAGGCGATAGGCTGCTAGCAGCGACGGACGAAGCTGCACGGCGTTGCCGCCATGCAAGATCGTGATGCTGTCGGCTGCGAGCGACATGGGATCAGGCCACCGGCGCCTTGGCCGGGGTGCCCTTCACGGCGACGGCGCCAGCCGCGATCGAGGTGCCGCTTGCCTTGGTGAGCGCGACGCGGACGTAGCGCTTGCCGCCACGATAGCCGAGCTTGTAGGCGCTCGACGCGGCGAGCGTCGTCGGAGCGTTGGTGAACACGTCCTCGGCGTCCACGTCGGCGAAGTCAGTGCCGTTGCCGCTTTCCTGAAGCTTCACGCCGAAGTCGCCGGAGCTGACGATGGCGCCGGTGATGACGACGATCACGACGCTGCCGAAGTCCTTCAGGTCGATCGCCGGCCCGTTGGCGGCAGCGGCCTGGACGGCCGGCGCCAGCGCCAAGACGGCGCCGATGTTGGAATAGAGGTCACGCATGGGATGTAGTCCTTCTGTCTGTCGGGGTTACGCGGCGGCGATCTTCAGGAACTTGATCGCGTTGAAGTCGCCAGCGCCGCCGCCGACACGCTTGTAGGTGTCGAAGATCACACGGCCCTTCTGGGTGACGCGATCGACCTCGACACGGACGCCGTGGCGGTCCACGATGACGTAGCCCTGCCCGAAGTCACCGAAGGCAATCGGGTGCTCGCCAGCGCCAATATCGGGCATGCACTCATCGATCACGACGCGGTAGCCGAGCAGCGGATGCTCGACGCCCTCGATCAGGTTGCCGGTCGGCGCCCAGAGATAGCGGTTGTTCGCGTCAACGATCTGTCGAAGGCGGATCGCGGTGTTGCCGTTCATGACGAACACTGCGCCGGCCCGGTAGGGCGTGCGCAGCGTGGCAACCAGACGGATCAGGGCGCCCGACAGGTTCGTGTCGGTCGGGGCGATGGCATGTCCGGCCGGCACATACTGGAAGCTCCCCCAGGCGCGCGTGAAGTCCTTCTCGTTGGTGGTCGGATAGGTGAGCAAGCCCTTCGGCCGGCCGTCGACGCCGTCGCCGGTATGGAACGCCTCGCCCTCCGTCTCCGCGAAGTCGTGCGTGGCGTTGTTGAGCAGCCAGGACGCAATGTCGGTGCTGGCGTCGTCCAGAAGCTGGCGGGTCGCCACCGGCGCGGCGTAGAGTTCCGACACGCCGTAGGAGTGCTTGATCAGGTCGGGGCGAGCGGTGTTCTGCGGACGGTCGTCGCGTTCCGACACCCACTGCGCACCACGCTTGCCCATTGAATAGAAGCGCTCGTAGAGGTCGCCGGAGATGGTCACGACTTCGGCCAGGCCACGCAGCGGCGACAGGTCCGTCAGCACGTTGCGGATGGACAGGTCGACGGTCGGCAGCACGAAGTAGCCGCCGGACGGATCGTTGTCGGAAGACGCGGCCTTCACCTCCAGGTCGGAGCCGGTGCGGATCAGGGTCGCCAGCGCCTTCATCTCGACGTTGTCGTTGGAGCCGTCCGGGTGATTGGAATTGGCAGCGGACGGCCGGTTGAACTTGGCCTCCAGCTTGTCGAAGCGCTCGGTGAGCTTGACGATCGCCGTGTTGGCGTTCGCGGCCTTCTTCTCGATCTCCGCGATCTCCGGCGCGGCTGCCGTCTGTTCGTTCTCCATCTGAAGATCCTTCTGTTCGATGGTTGCCGGGTCATCCGTCGCGGCTTTCATTGACGTGATGGTCGCGCCGGGATGACTGGGGACGGCGACGATGCTGATTTCTCGTAGGTCGAGGGATGCGATGGTCCGGCCGCCGCCACGACGCGGCGCGGCCTTGCGGGTGACGAAGCCGATCGACAGGCCGCCCACGGCCTTGTCACGCACCAGGGCGCGCACCTCGCGGGCACGGCTAACTTCCTCGATCAGAAGCCGGCCCTTCACCTGGAGACCTTCGGGCGTCTCGGCGATCGAATCCCAGACGCCGATCGCCTGCCCCTGATCGTGCGCGAACAGCATGGGCAGGGTCGCCGGGTGTTCGAAGGCGCCCTTCTCGATCACGTCGCCGACCATGTCCGCCGAGCCGAACGGCCAGGCGATGCCAGTGATCTCGCCGGCATCGGTAACGGACAGAGCTGCTTTGAATTCGAGCTTGTCCATTAGCCTACCGATCTTCTCGATAGCCACGGATGACCGTGGTCCCGCCGCGTGCGACGCTGCGGACGTAGACGTTACAGTCGGCGGGTAGATCGAAGCTCATCGACCGATCCCCATGCAGGGACAGAAGAACCCAGTCGTTGGATGCGAGGTCGGGCGCGGCGGCGCCTAAGGCAATCGCGCAGGCGCCGGCATCAAGGCCCGCGTAGACGCTGAAGACGTCAAGCTGGATCCCGAAGCGGATGCAACTGGCACCCTCCGCGACAAGCGCCCAGGCGCCGGGTGTCACTTCCATAGCGAATGTTTCCATCAATCGGGCGCCTTCTGGTCGGATGAATCGGATTGGTTCTGGTCGCCTTCCGGCTCGTCGGGCGTAGCCGGTGTGCCCAGGTAGCGGGCGGCGAGGATCGCGGATGCGAGCGCGAACGGTTCGGCGAGCGGCCGGTTGACGGCGTAGGTCTCGACCAGCGCGGCGGCTTCCTGCGGAGTCGTGCCGCCGCCGATCAGCGCCAGCCGGATCACCTCGATCAATTCGGCGTGCCGGAAGTGACCTTCCGGGATGCGCAGGCAAAGCGTGCCGATCCCGGTGTTGGTCTTGCGCTCAAGCTCGACAATGAGGTGCGACGGGAGGGCGAAGGTCTTGTCGCCATCACCGAAGAATGCGGTGTAGGTGGTCATGCGGCCTCGCCGGTGTTGGTCAGCGTGGTCGTGCTCGACGTGGTGTAGGGATTGGCGAGGATGTCCCCGCCGTCCCTCGACGGGAGATTGAGACCGGCGCGGACCTCGTTCGCCGTCATGGCGCCCATGCTGCGATACTGCGCATAGGTCGTGGCGCGCGTGGCGGCGTTGGCGGTCAGAAGGTCGTCAACGACGAACTCGACATAGTAGCCGGCAGCGCGCTCGTCAGGCGTCAGCAGCACGCGGGCATAAGCCCATTCCCAGGCGTCGAGCCAGGACCGGAGCGTCAGCGTCAGGAACGACTGGAACATCTCTTCCGCGTTGCTCCAGGTCGCGCGCGACAGGTCGAAAAGCAGGTGCGGCGGCACGCGGAAGACGCGGGCGATCTCTTCAAGCTGGAACCGCCGGTTTTCGAGGAACTGCGCATCCGTCGAGGTCATCGCCGAAGACGTGTAGGTCCAGCCGTCATCCAGGATCAGCGGTTCGCCGGTCCCGCTGTTCATCCAGGCTTTATAAGCCTTGCGGACATTGCCGATGATGGTCTTACCGTCGTCGCCGGAACCAGCACGCTTATCCTTCAGGAGGACGCCAGATGGCCGAGCGCCGCCAGCGAACAGTCGTCCGGCATGCTGTTCAAGCACGGCCGACAGGGCGATGGCCTCGCGGCCGGCCTTGATCGGTGCGATGCCGAGCGGCGCGGAAATGTGAAGGATCTCGGTGTAGGGATAGGTGCGCTTACGGGCGCCGTCCTGCACCTCATAGACCGGCTCGCCGGTCGTCTCGTGCGCCTTCACGGTGACGGTGCGCGGGTCCAGGCGGATGAACTCCTGCACGCGGCCGTTGACGCGATTGGCGTAGGCGAAGCCGTGGTCGTGCAAGAGGGCGTCGGCAGTAAGAGCGGCGCGAAGCTGGCCGGCGCTGGTCCAGTCATTCGCCTCATCGTGCACGAGCCGGTAGGCGGGGTGATCTTTGGTGGTTCGCTTCCCGCTGTCGTCTGCTGCAAAGACTTTGGCGGGAAGCGCACCTAGTGCTTCCGAGATAAGCACTATTGCTGAATGCACGGCCGGGACGCGGAGCGCCGTCGCGGCGGTGATCGAGGGTCCGGCGACAGTCGGCACATAGCCGAAAATTTCCGAAGCCTGGGGATCGACCAGTTTAATCGACTTCTGTTCAAGATCTCTCCCGAACAAACTCCTGACTGCACCTTGAACGCGGCTGACAAAACGCAATTTTCACTTCCAATTCGAGCTTGAGGAATATTGTCCCAAACCCGATTCGAGGTGTAAATGGTGCGAATGTTCTTTTTTTGTTCAGTGAACTAGATTTAAGCTCACTGAACAGCGGCGCCTATTTCTGACCGAGCACAGGGAGCTTGAAGTCCACACGATTCAAACCGTCCGCCATCGCTTTGACCATCGTCACCGACGCGTCGCCGATGTAGACGGCGGCAACCGACTGATCCTTGTGGCCGGTGATCAGATCCGACACGTCGCGATTGACGCCGTAGCGTGCGAGCGCCGTCTTCAAGGTGTGTCGAAACGAGTGGAACACCTTCCGGCCGTCCTCGATCCCGACTTCCGCCTTGTAGCTGCGGAGGAACCAGCGGTTGATCCTGTCTTCCGGCTCCCAATCCGGGAACAGCCGCGTCTCATTCCTCCGACGCAGGCGCTCGACGTGGTCGAGGAAGCCCAGGTTGATCAGGTGCTGGTGGATCGGCACGAGGCGCTTTGACCGGACATTCTTCGTCGCGAGCGCGAGGTCGATCACGTCCACGTCCTGCTCCTGGTAGATATCGGCAAGGCGGACGCGGGCGATCTCGCTGGACGATCGGGCGCCGGTGTAGAGCGCCACGAGAAGCGCCCATTGCCTGGTGCCCCAGTCCTTACGCGGCAACTTGAACGGCTCGCCGCTGAAGATGCGCGTGAGGTCGTCTTGCGTGAACGGCACGCGGCTTGGCTCCTGGTAGCCGTTGCCCTCATCGACGCGGACGCCGTTGGCGGGGTTGTCGTCGGTGTATCCGTTGTTCATCGCCCACTTGAAGATCGATGACAGGTGCGACAGCCACTTCACGTTGATCGTCGCCGGGTCGAGGGTCTCGTAAGGCTCCCTGCGCTTCTCGTTGGCCTTGATCGCCTGCGGCAGCGTCAGGCCTCGAAAGCGGAGTGTGAAGCGGGTCGGCGTGCGCAAGAGCGCCTGCTTATAGGCGAGCACGTCCTTCCGGGTGATCGAGCGCGCTGGCAAAGAGGCGCCCATGAACTCATCAAACATGCGCACGGCGGTCTTGTGCTCTTCCATCGTCCGTTCGGCGAGGGTGCGCGCGCCTGCCGTGCGCTCCCGATGGAAGGCCGCCAGAACGTCCGACAGGGTCGCACCGCTGCCACGATCTGCCGGCGCTGCGACAGGTTCCGGGTCAGGTTGTGTCAGCAGCGGGCTTTTCGGCTCCGGCATGGTCACGGCGCCCTTATCCCGCGCGTCGACCACGGCCAGGACGTCAAGCTGGATGCTGGCGAGGGTGCGCAGCAACTCGGGGCGCGGCACATCCGGCGCCAATCCCCTCACGGCCAGGGCGTCGGCGGCGTAGCCGACAAGCGCCTCGGCTTCCTCGCCGACAATCTCGCCGGACGCCACGAGGCGGAGCAAGGTCGCACGGCGCGGCGCTGACCACGCATTGAGCGACGCGACAGTGGCGGCGCCATCGGCATGGCGCGCCTTGTCGTCAAGTTCAAGCTCGACGTGAAAGTGATTCTTCGCGGCGGTCGACAGCGTCGGCCGGCCAGCCGCGAGCCGTTCGCGGGCATCCTCGATCTGCGCCAGGAAGCCGGCGACCACGCCGTGGGCCCGACGTTCCGCAACTTTCTTGTCGCCGCCCAACGGCTCGACCAGCTCACGCTTGCCGATCACCTCACGAAGGTCTGGCGGGACCGTGACGCGGACGGCATAGCGGCCGCGCGAGAACTGGACATACCGCATTCCCAAGCCCCATTTTGTAGCAATTCTTGTAGCAGAATGTGGGGCGGAAAGCCTTGGATTGCAAGGGTTTCAGAGGAAAATCATATGCTTGGGAGGTCTCTGGCGGAGAGAGGGGGATTCGAACCCCCGATAGAGTTTCCCCTATACACGCGTTCCAGGCGTGCGCCTTAAACCACTCGGCCACCTCTCCGCTTCGCCCGAAGCAGACGCGGCTCATCTAGTC